TGTTGTTTACGATATTTTGCGTATTTCTTAGAGTATTTGACAAAGTTACTACCATTAATACTTTTACCCTTTTGAGTTCTGTCAACAATTGTTTCAACCGTTTTCTCTCCACTTCTATTTAGAGCCTTTGGAATTGCTCGTTCTAAGTCAGCCTTAAATCGTGCTATGAAATTTCGGAAGTTTCTTGTTTTGACAGTGATAGCCATTATCGAACCAACCTACGTGAATGAAACGGTTGCTTTTCAATGTCTTCAACTGTGCCATCGTTATCGTGGTCGTATTCTACGCCATCTTCTAAGATTTTATTGAATTCACTTTCATATCTTTTACGATAATGAGACATCATAACTTGAAATTTGTCTTCATCACCATCAGCATTCCATTTCGTTAGTTGTGGTAGTGCGTATTCACATAAAACTAAAAACACAGCACATTTTGTAAACTGTGATTCTGTTAATTTAGATACGTCCATTTCTAAAGCAAGTGTTGTTCTTACTGAACCCAACTCTACTTTGAAGTTCTTACCACGAACCCACCATTCAGTTCGCAAACGGCGTAAAATGTCATCACGTGCTTTTGCGTGATAGTCTGTGAATTCTGGCTGATAATCCAATAAATCAGCATCAGTTGACATTGCCATGTGCGTTCTCCTATGCAGTATAATGAGAGGGCAAAATGCCCTCTCTATATTTTTTCAGATTAGTTAATTACATTCTCTGTGAAGATTGCAACACCGTTTTCTGGTTTTACTGCCTCGAAGCCCCAAACAGCTGACCCTACGATTTCGGTAGCTCTTTTTGAAGCATCTCTTTCTGTTTCTAGACGAACATCACGCTTCATTGCACCACCTAGTGCGTCAAGTGTGAATACACCGCCTACTGTTGCTAGAGTTGATTCGAAGATAGTGATTCCAGCCACTGATCCGACCAGACCTCCAGACAATGCCGCATTACCAACATCTGATAGCGAACCTAAGTTTGTAGCGCCTGCTGATGCAAGTTGCTTTTTCAAGTTATAAGTTGCTTTTGGATGGAATACACCAACCATGTTGCCTGATGCTAGTTCTGTTCTTAGAATTGCCGCCGCTTGGAATAAACGGTCTGCTGTTAGTTCAACTTCTGAACCTGATGCACCGATATCGTTTGCGCCTTTAAATTCTGAAAACTTTGCCATTGCGTCTGTATCAAATTTTTGAGCCATTTGCATACCGATAATTTTACCAGCTTCTTGTGCCAAATTATAGTTTGGCATAGTTTCAACAGCGTCATCTGAAAGTAATGTCATGATTGCTGTTTCTGCCATCTCGATTGTTACCGGACTAGCGTTAGTTTCTAAGTCATCACCTGTCAGGTCTGAACCTGCTGTGCCTGTTTCTACTGTCATAATTCCAAATTTTGGAACCTGAACCACGTTTCCAACAGCGTTTGCTACCGGATACATGTTTACTAGTGGACGCATGATTGAATTTTCTTGCGCCGTATATTGTGCTTCTGCGATAATATTATTATGCAGTTCTGCTAAAGTTGTTGCTGTAGTTGCCATGTTAATTCTCCTTTACTTGGCGTTATACTTAAGAGCGTTTTGCTTTCCATTCAGCATATTTCGCCCTGTCCTTTGGATTATTCATATCCAAACTAGTAATGTCGAGTTCTGTTGAACTCTTTCCGCCTCCAACTTTACTTTCACTTCCTGTGCCTGATGCACTTGGTGCCGCAAAGTGTGGGTTCGTAGTAAGAAAATCTTTTACCAAATCTTGAACTGCGAAAGCTGAACCATCATCTTTATAAGCAGTTTTGCCTGTATCATCAAGAACTTCTGCTTCACCTTGTTCGTTCAAACGAACTCGATCCTTAAGCAGGTCTGCAACTTGGCTTGGAGCAACAGATTTTAATTGTGATGCTGTCGATAGTAAAGCACCATCAACCTTTTCTCGTTTAAGAGTTGTTTCTAATTCATGAATACGATTATTAAATTTAGTCGCTTGTTCTTTTAGAATTTCTTCAAACTCACCACGTTGTTTCTGTTCTTCAAGTTTGCGATTTTCATCGGCTGTTTTTAATTGCTTGTATTCATCAACATCGAAGCTGTCAAATTTTTTACGTTCTCTTGCTACTCTGTCTGCTACTATGCGATTAACCTCATCCTGTGAAAAACCACGATTTTCGTTACTATCCAGAGAATTAATATTTTCTGATGTCTCCGTTACATCATTTACCTGAGTCTCGTCAGTCATTTTTGCCTCCATAGAGTGTTGCCTCGCCGAAACGAGTGTTATTATAAATGTATTTATGCTTTTTGTGAAAACGATAAAAAACTTGACAATCACACGAATCATCATTATACAGATGATGTGTTAAGCAAAAAGGAGAACACAAATGACTTATGAAACTATAAACGAAGAAACTTTGGTAAATTTGGTAAATTGGTGCTATGAAATGCGAGGAGAAATTGAATTCTGTTTAGTAGATGTGCTTTCAAGTCCTGCTACTATGCAGATTATCAATAATTGGCATTCTGTATATAACTAAAAACTTACAGCATAAATAACTATAACTAAACATGTTCGCATTTTTAGTTCTCTTAAAAATCGATTGCCCTGCTATACGAGTGTATGGCAGGGTTTTTTTATGGCTAAAAACTTGACAGATTCACGAATCATGTTATTATGTAATCATAGTCAAAACAAAGGAGAACTATTATGACTTTACAATATGTAAAACCAGGCTGTGTAATAGACACAAAAAATAGTGAATTGGTAATGACCAGAGAGTTTTTAGTGCCAATGATTATTGATGCTCTTGAAAAAGAAGGTAAAGAAGTGTCAGAATCCAATATTGAAAAAATGTTAGATTTATTTAGGGAGACAGCGTAATGAGTAAATGGATTGTATATTGGGATAATGCATGGCACCCAAATGGCAAGGGTAGACAGTTTACTAGATATGGTGATGCTATCAAATTTGCTAAAAAACAACAAGCAAAACCTACAACCGGACGAGTTGATATTTCTTGGGATGGAGTCCCTTTTACATGGACTAATAGATACACTAAAGAAAAATATACAATTTTAGATTCTACTGAGATATCTGCATTACCAGATTGGCTGTTAGAGTAAAAACTTGACAGATTAGCGAATCGTGTTATAATGTTTACATAATCAAAAAATAGGAGATAACGATGAATTTAGAACAAACTGAACAACGTATCAAAGAAACTGCACATCGCATTGCAAATGAGATTAATGGCACAGTTACCGTAAATACTTACGGTGTTAGTATTGTAAAAGGCAATAAAAAGAATTGGGTCGACCAATATGCAGGTTGGGATCCAGAGAAAATCTATTGTTGTCAGCCTGTAAACGACTATGAACTTTCAGTTGATATGCATATGGCTCAAGCAACATATCTGATGAAAACTTTTAACGAAGAAGTGTAAAAACTTGACAAAATAGCGAATCGTGTTATAGTATATACATAATCAAACTTTAGGAGATGAAAATGTCTATCAAGAAAATTAACAAAGCAATCAAGCAAGATATGAAAAATATTTTGGAACCAGAATCAGACCCAGATATCATGGTGGTGCATAATCGTGACACGTATCAAATGGTTGCCGTTGGCGGTGATATGAGTGCAACAGGAGGAATGAGTAATGTTGCAAGAATTGTTGAAGTAAAAGCAGAAAATTTTGAAACTATGAATCAATGGATGCGTATGTGTGGAATAATGTGTGACTATTCAGATGAAACTTTAAAATACCGTCTTGATATAAAATACAAAGACCACAAAGGATTAAATGAAATGAATGAACTGATGGCGACAATACGGAACACTGAAAAAGAACTGTGGAAACAACTCAATGAATACTTAACAGACAAGTATTACGCTAGAACAACTTGGGCGTGGATGCAAACACCAGATTGGGATTTTGTAGAGGAGACAGCGTAATGAATAAAAGATATATTGATATGAATTATACTGAAATGAAAGAATTATTAAAAACAGAACCAGACGAATATCGTGATGGTCTC